AGTGGACGCGGATAAGGATTACGTGGGGGTGTGCCAGCACGGGAAGACGCGGGCGTGGTGCGCCGTCGATTGCGGCGGCAGGGCCAAAGAGGTTGCCAAGGCGGTCGGCCGGATGCTTCTGGACGGCTTGTCCGTCCAGCGGGTGACCACCGAGGAGGCGAAGGCGATGGACTGGGAGTGCCCGGAGTGCGAAACCGCGTGGGGCATCAAGCGGAAGAAGAAGGCGAAGGCGTGACCGGCGGCCCGATTTCTGGACAAGGAGCGACGCCCATGAAACGCCTGTGGTGCCGGATTCGGTACACGTCCAAGCGCCGCGGGCACCGGTGGTCCCGGTGGGCCAGCGACCCCGCGGCGGACGTGTACCCGGACGAGGATGCCGCGTGGGAGGTCGGGCTCACCGAGGCGTCGCTGCGGGTCGCCACGGGCCGCCCGCCCGCGGAGTACGTGGTCCTGCCGGACGGGGAGTTCCCGCACCGGGTGCCGAGCGAAAAGGAGCGAACGTGACCGTCCTGACCGAAGACGAGATCGGCGTGTGTAATTGCTGCCTGTGCCAGCGCGAACTTCTCGGCGACCGCACGGCCCGGCTCATCAACTCCGGGGAGGCCGTGACGGCCGCCGCCCTGCCGCCCCCGGTCGCGGACTACGTCCACGGGCGGCCGATCTGCGCGGACTGCCAGCGGTCCCGCGTCCAAGCCGACAAGGAAGAGGTGGCGAGGCTGCGGAAGGGCGGCCGGGTGCCGGCCCGGCGGAAGGCGGCCCGGCAGGACCGGACGAACTACGAGGACGAAATCGGAGGGTACGGGTGATGGCTGAGCCGTGCGGGCTGCGGGTGGCGATGGTGACGTTCCGGGACGGGAGTTGCGTGAGGGCATATCGCGGCCGGGGTGCCGTCTTATGGTGGGGGGTGGAGCCGCTCCGCTGTGGCCGGTGGGAGCAAGTTTTTTCGTCCTGCGAGGACGCCGTTAAGTTCCTGCGGTCCCGCGGCTACGGCCCGGCCGCGGTGGAACCCGGACAGAAAGGACAAGGCCAATGAGCAAGCGAAAGCAGAGAGGGCGAAAGCAAGAGCACGAGGGCCGCAAGTTGGTTGCGCACCTCACGTATTGTGCCACGACCCTGAACCATCACGAACTGCTGTCCGATTTCGACCTGTCCGTGATCCGCGGGGAACTGGTCAAGCTCCGGGAGCGGCAAGACGCCGCGCGGCCCGGCCGCACCCCCCCCGCCCGTGGTAAACTGGACTGACCCGACGCGGAGGACTCGCCCGATGGGACTGCACCTGGACCCCGCGACCGTGACCCGGCTGGAGCGAACCGGGCAAATCCGGGACCCCGCCCCGCGGAAGGGGAAGGCGAAGAAGCCGAAGGTGAAGCTGCTCCCGGCGTCGTTCCGGGCGGACGCCTGCGAGACGGGCTACCGGCTCCAGTGGGTGCTGCCGCTCCGCGTGGACACCCCGGAGAACCAGCGGGGCAAGTGGGGCAAGATCGGGGCCGCGAACAACGAGAAGGCCGTCACGGGGCGAGCCCTGGCCCGGCAGTTGGACCGGCTCGACCCGCACGCGAAGGCCGCCCAGAGCGGGCTGCCGGTCAAGGTCACGCTCACCCGGCTCGGGGGCCGGGGCCTGGACTCGGACGCGGTGAGTTGCTTCAAGTACGTCCGCGACACCGTGGCCTTGTTTCTCGGGTGCGACGATTCGCCGCGGTCGCCGCTGAAATGGGTCTACGCCAGTGAGCCCGGCCCCGAGTACGGGGTGCGGATCGAAACCGAAATCGTGGGGTGAGGGATGTGCTTCTATTCCGGCGACGATTACGACTGGATCGCAACCGTTCACGAGCGGACGGAAGGGCCGGCCGACAAGCCCCGGCGGTGCTGTGAGTGCCGCCAGCGAATCCACAAGGGCGAGTGGTGCCGGCGGGACTACCTGCAACAGCGGGAAGAGGCCGAAGGGTGCGACCCCGCGACCGGCTACCACCACGACGACTGCAACTGGGACGGCGAAGACCCGGCGTTCGAGGGGTGCGTCCGGGACGTGGGCGAGACGTCGGAGGACTTCACCTGCGAGTGGTGCGTGCGCGTCCGCAACGCGATCATCGATGTCGAGACCGCGGAGGGGTGCGACGGCCGCGAGTCCGAGCCGCGGGTCGGGGCCATGAGCGAAGAGGTTTTCGACGGCGAGGGGTGGGGCCACTACACGGACAAGATGATCGCGATGGGGCTGTGGGACGCGGTGCCGTTCGTTTCGCGGCTGAGTCGCACGGACCCGAATGACGTCTTCGAGGAGATAGCCTACGGGGATTCGCCGTCGTGGGACCGGAAGCCGTCCGGCGTCTGTGCGGGGGCCGTGGACTACGACCGGTACGGCGACGTGGCAGAGATCGGGGGTGAGGCGTGACCCAGCCCGCCCCGGCCCCGAACGGCTGCCCGGCGAACAAGTACCTCCGGCAAGTCCGCGCCGTGGACGGTCCCAGTTACGTTACCGCCGACGTGTACAGCGTGTTGACGGCCTTCGGGGTGACCTGCCCCGCGGTCCAGCACGCGGCGAAGAAACTTTTGTGCGCTGGCATCCGCGGCCACAAGGGCACGCTGCAAGACCTGACCGAAGCCCGGCAGGCTCTGGACCGGGCGATTCAGATGGCGACCGACCGGGACACCCCAGAGGCTACGGCGGGACCGCAATCATGAGTTACGACGAACTCCTTCGCCTCCGCGATGCCGCGGCCCCGCTGCCGTGGGAGGGCGTGAAAGTCGATGACCTGAACTGTTTCGTCCGCACCGCTACCGGAGGGTGCGCGGCCGAAATTTACGGCGTCTGGGCCAACGCCGCGTACCTGTTCGCCGCCGCGAACGCCGTGCCCGGCCTCGTGGCCCGCGTCCGCGAACTCGAAGCCGTCACGCCGCCCGAACTCGACGACGCCCGCCCGTGCCCGTGCTGCTGGCCCGGGTGCGACGGCAACGCCGACCCCCGATGCCGCTACCGGCTCTGCGGGACGCACTGCGACGCGGACTGCGGGCGGGGGGACAAGTGCCCCCGGAGCGACGCGAAGCGGGAGGGGGCGTAGGTGACCGATGCGAGAACTCGTCGGGCAACTCCTGCTCGAACTCGGCTGGCGGCTGACCCGGCGGAAACGCTGGGTCGGCCCCCACCTGGCCCAGGACGCCAACGGCGAAGTCTGGGCCGTCTGGCTCCCCGGGTGGGACGCCTGCGACCAGGACCCCGACGACGACCAGAGCGAACTGCGCCGCGTGCTCGACGCCATCGACCGCCACCGGCCGTTCACCCTGCCCGCCGGGTGGCGGTGCGAGCCGTTTGGCTGGTGGGACGGGACCGATGAGATCCGGTACTAGAAGCAGGTTGCCCCCGGGCGGGGCAGAATAACGGCATGGCCGGGGACACGCCCAAGCGGCGGCACAAGACGGAGCCGCCCCCACTGACGCTCCAGGAAATCCGGTTCTGCCAGCGATGGGTCGAACACGGGAGCGGCCCCCGTGCAATCGAAGAGGCCGGGTTCAGTAACGCCAGTCAAAACGCCCGGTACAACCACGCCTTTCGGCTTCTAAGAAAGCCTAAGATTCGTGAGTATATTCGTGTATTGCAGCAAGCCGCGGCGGACGCGGCTCACGTCACTACCACGATCATCGCCCAAGGCTTGGCCCGCACGGCGTTCGCCGACCGGCGGAAGCTGTACGACCCGAAGACGGGGCGGCTGCTGGACCCGCACGAGTGGCCCGACGACGTGGCCGCCACGGTGGAGAGCGTCGACACCGACGAGATTCACGACTCGGACGGGCAGGTGGTCGGGTACTCGAAGAAGGTCCGCACGGCCAAGCGGACGGAGGCCCAGAAAGTGTTGGCGCAGTGGCTCCGCATGATCGGCGGGGACGCCGTGCCGACGGACGCCGCCAAGCCCGGGGTAACTGAAATCCACGTCCACCCCGACGAGCCGACTGAAGGGGCCGCCGATGGCGAACCCCCGGGTTGACTTCTACGGGTCGAACGGCAAGGCCATCGTTGCCCCCGACCGGGAAATCCTGCTGGCCGGGCCGGCGGGGACGGGGAAGAGCGTCGCCTTGCTCTGGAAGGTCCGCCACGTCGCCGAGGCGAACCCCGGGGCGCGGGTGCTCATCGTCCGCAAGACCCGATCCAGTCTGACCGAATCTGCCCTGGTCACGTTCGAGCAGCACGTGCTCGGGGAGCGGCACCCGGTGCTGACTGCGTCGCCGAACATGCGAAAGGTGCGGCAGTCGTACCGGTTCCCCAACGGGGCCGAGATCATCGTCGGCGGGATGGACAAGCCGGAGAAGACGCTCTCGACCGAGTACGACCTGATTTACATTCAGGAAGCGACCGAACTCGAACTGGACGAGTACCAGACGCTCTTCCGGGCGTTGCGGGCCGGGAACGTCCGGGACAAGAACGGCGTGCCGGTCACGCAAATCGTCTCCGACTGCAACCCGACGTACCCCCACCACTGGCTGTACAAGCGGCACCAGGCCGGGCCGCTGAAGATGTTCCGCAGCGTCCACAAGGACAACCCGCGGTTCTGGGACCGTGCCGCGGGGGCGTGGACGCCGGACGGGGTCCAGTACCTCGACACGCTGGGCGCCCTCACCGGGTTCCTCCGCAAGCGGTTCCTCGAAGGCGTCTGGGCCGCGGCCGAGGGGTTGGTGTACGACCAGTTCGGCCCGCACAACCTCAAGCCCCGCGGGTGGGTGCCGCCGAAGGAGTGGCCGCGGTATCACGCCATCGACTTCGGGTTCGTGAACCCGCTCGTCTACCAGTTCTGGGCCAAAGACCCCGACGGGGCGATCTACCTCTACCGGGAGATTTACCGCACGGGGATGCTCGTCGAAGACTTGGCCAAGGCCGTCAAGGCGGACATCGAGGGCGGGCGGGAGCCCCGACCGGACTGGGTCATCGGGGACCACGACGCCGAAGACCGGGCGACGTTCGACCGGCACTCGGGGATGAAGGTGCAGCCCGCGGACAAGACGAAGAAGGCCGGGATTCAGGACATGGCCACGCGGTTCAAGCCCGGGGCGAACGGCCGCCCGCAACTCTACGTCGTCGCCGGGTGCGTGGACCGCGTCGACCAGTCGCTCGCCAAAACCGGCAAGCCGACTTGCACCGAGGAAGAGTTGTCCGGGTACGTCTGGGACGCCGAGAAGGACGAGCCGGTGAAGGAGAACGACCACGGGTGCGACGCGGCCCGCTACCTCTGCCGCAAGCTCGCCCGGGGTGGCCCGGTCTTCGCCGTCGGGCAGCCGGTCAAGTAGGTTGCCCCTGCCCGCCGCACAATGCGGGCATGTCTACGCTCGACGCCTACCTCGGCATCCCCTCCGGCCCCGCCGACCCGCCCCCGGCCGCCCGGATGCAAGTCCGGCTGATGCGCGAGGCCATGCGAAGGGATTTGCCCGGGCAGGCCACGGATTCGCGCTACCTCCAGTCCCAGAAGTTCACCGGGATTCCCTACGTCGCCATCCGGGCCATCTACCAAGCCCTCTGGCGTTCCCGCATCCGCATCCTGAAGTACACCCCGCCGCAAGACCGCCCCGTGATGAAAGCCATGATGGCGGGCGGGGCGGGGGCGGACGACGAGGAGTGGACCCCGGCCCCGAAGGGGGACAAGGCCGTCCGCCTGTTCGATTACATCAACCCGGTGGACACGTACCAGACGTTCATCGCCCAGCACGTCATCCAGTTGTCCCTAACGGGCAACTCGCTGGTGTACGCCCCGAAGAACCGGTTCGGGCGGCCGGCGGAACTGTGGGTCCTGCCGACGGCCCTCATGCAGTACGTCCCGGTGTCCGGGGCATACCCGAACGGGGCGTGGCAGTACACCCCGTGGGGGAACCAGTGGGCGCCGTCTCTGCTCGGGGTGGGGGCCGTGATCCCGTCCGAGGACGTGATCCACTTCCGGTACCCGCACCCGCTCGCCCGGTGGGACGGGCTGAGCCCGCTCACGGCGATGGCGAAGGAGATCGACAGTTACGACAGCATCACGGACGCCCGCGCGTCGTCGTTCGCCCAGGGGGTGAGCCCGAACACGCTGCTCAAGCTCAAGGGGGCCACGCGGGACGAGTGCCAGCGGGTGGCCGACCAGCTCACCAACAGCCACGGCGGGGCGAGGAACAACGGCAAGGTGGTCGCGGCCGACGCCGACGACGTTGACATCGAACTGCTCAACACGACGCCCCGCGAGATGGACTTCCCGCAGAGTTGGGAGCAGTCCGTCAAGGCGTCGCTCGCCGGGTTCGGTGTCCCGCCGACGATTGCGGGGCTGATCGAGGCCGACAGCTACAGCGGGGCTTACGCCAAGCGGCAGCAGTTCAACGACCTGACGCTGGAGCCCCTCTGCGTGGCGTCGGCGGCGTGGTTCACGAAGCACTTGATCTGGCCGTACTACGGCAAGAATCGGCGGATGGAGATCGAACTCCCGCCGATCAACGACAAAGAACTGGCGATGAAGCAGGACGGGCAGAACGCCACGCAAGGGATCGTGACCGTCAACGAACTGCGGGCGAAGCAGAATCTGAAGCCGTGGCAGGGCGGCGACGTGCCCCCGACCATCTTCGCCGCGGTCATGCAGGGCAAGGTTCAGCAGAAGTTCGCCCCGCCCCCGCCGCCTCCCGGGCTGACGCCCCCGGGGCTGACGCCCCCGGGTGCGGGAGGCGGGGAGCCGACGCCCCCGGCGAACGCGGCCGGCAAGGGGTCGCTGCCCCCGCGGGCGAAGGCGTTCGACCGGGCGGGAGCCGCGAAGCGAATCGCCGCGCGAGCCCTGGCTAACTTGGGGAACTCATGACCCGCTTCGACCACGACGACGACGCGGACCTTGTGGCCGTGATCGAGGACGCGACCCAGCAAGCCTTTCGCAAGGGGCTGGACGCGGGGGAGGCGAAGGGCCACGCCAAGGGGTTCGCCGACGGGCAGCGGGCGTTACGGGACGCCCTGGCCATCGTGGCGAAACTCAACGGCAGTACGCACAAGGTCTTGAAGGCTCTGGAAGCCGACGAGCCCCCGCCCCCCGACGACCACCTGGACGCGATGCCCGAGGACGCCCGGCGGTTGCTCGCCGCGGCGATGCTCGACGTGGCCATTAAGCACGCCGAGAACGATACGGACCCCACGGCCGGGCTGGGCTCGCTCGTCGATCTGGCTTACGACCCGGGCGAGTTGCAAGACCTCATCGACGGGGGCGGGGACGTAATTGCCAAGGCATTTACGTCCTCCGTCTTCGTCAAGGCGTGGGATTCTGACCTTCACCCGAGGGACGACAACGGGAGATTTTTGAGCAAGCAGAAGCTCCAAGAGGCGAAGACCGACCCCAAAAAAGCAAAAGAGTTGTTGGCCCGCACCAACAAGCCGGAGGAGCGGGCGAAGCTCGAAAAGGTCCTGGCGGGCAAGGCCGACCCCGGGCACACTCGCCGCAGCCAAGCCCGGGCCGACGCTGCGGGGCGGCGGGCGAGCCGCGAGGAGTCGGCGAAGCGGGCCTACAAGATCGCCACCGACGCGATGGTCGGGGACGCGAGCCCGGAGCATTTCGAGGAGTTGGCCACACACCTGCCGAATCTGACGGTCGCTCAACTGAAGGACATCCGGGCGGCGCTGGGGGTGGACCGGAAGGACCGGGCGAAGGCGGCTATCGTGGCGAAGCTGGTGCAGCACGCCGCGGAGAAGGCGAAGGGGGAGACGTCTAAAGAATCGTCTAAGCCCGATGCTTCTAGCGATGGCTATACCACTACCCCTGATGCCAAGCCGCTCCACCAAATGACTATCGGGGAGGCGTTGGAATCCGGGGTTGATTACCACGACTGGCACAACGCCGTCACCGATGCTTTCCGTAACGAAGTCACGGCGGAAGACGACCCAATTTTCCATTCGCTGCCGAAAGACCTACAGACGGGGACGGACTACAAACGGGCTCAAAAGTTAATGGGCCAGCAGGTGATCGACTCGAAGGGGAACGAGCACACGTTGACGGACATCGCCCCGGACCTTTCGCACGTGATCCTGACGGACAAGGCGGGGAAGCAAGCGGCCTACCGAATGGACGACGTTCACAGCGTTGCCGGCTACGTCGACCACTACATCGAGGGAGCGAAAGACGGGTCACTTCACCCGAGCAATGCCGAGCGGATCGCTCCCCACTTGGCGAAAGAGATCGTTGCCAGTGGCGAGAATATGTTTACGGCCCTGAAGCAGCGGGGCGTTGACCCCATGAGCCGCGGCGGGAAAGTCTTACGGGACGCGGTCGCCCGGCAGATTGAGAAGATCCAAGCGGAGAAGAACAAGCCGAGCCCAGAACGCCAGCGAGCCATGAGCCGCGCGGTCGAATTGCAAACGGCACCTGAACCGACATCGGTCGTCGACCCGTCCCACGAACAAGACGTTCAGCGGGGTCGGGAAGCCGACAAGAAGTTCCGGGGGGATGGCCGGTACGAATCGGAGATTTGGCAGAATCTTAAGCGGAAGAACCCCGGCAAGCCTCTTCCGAAACTCTCGAAAGACGCGGCCGAATGGACTGCCGACGAGTACGAGCGAGACGGCAAGCCCGTCCCGCCCGAGGTGCTCGCGGACTACCCGGACCTAGCGGCGAAGTACGCCCCGAAGCCCGCTACCCCTGAGAGCCCACCCCGGGCCGTGGAGGCGAAGGACGACGCGGCCCGGATGGAGCGGGCGCTCGACGCGATGCGGCGGGCCGGGAACCCGGAGGAGGCCGCCCCGGCGCCCGTGGCCGCAACTTCAGCCCCGGCCGCCCCCGCCCCGACGCCCGTGGCATCCATGTCGCCGAAGGAGTTCGCCGACGCGGTCCACCAGATCGCGAACGCCGAGACCCGCGGCTACGGGAACAACAAGGTGTTCATCTCGGACGTGTTCGACGGCCTGAAGAAGCGAGACCCGTCGCTGACGCTGGGCGAGTTCAAGCGGCGGCTGCTGGACGCCCACGGCGACCGCGACCTCGGGCTGACCCTGAGCCGGGCCGACCTCGCGCAGGTGATGCACCCGGACGACGTGAGCCGGTCGGAGATCGTTCACCCGCATTTTTCCGGCGTGAACTTCCATTTCGTGCAGACCCCGGAGCAGAAGCCGCGGACCAACCGCGGGCCGGACGGCGGCATTCACTCGAACCCCGCGAGTGTGCCGTCCGCCCCAGCCCCGCCGCCCGCCGCCGCATTCTCCGCGAGTCCTACCCGATGACCGTGGACGAACTCGCCCAACTTTGCCGTCCTTGCCTTCACGTTGTTGCGGCTGGGAACTGGATGAATCATCCAGTTGGCTTCGGGCATCCGCCACCATCTGATGATGCACCCCGCAGTGATCCGCAATCTTCCGATCCGACCACTTCGGCCGCATCGACAGCCGCGGGGCTCACCCGGCAGGCGGTCCACAACTACGAATCGGGGAACCGCTCGCCCACGTGGGCCGCGGTGCAGAAGCTGGCCGAAGCCCTCAACGTGACGACCGACACGTTCCGCGGCGGGTGACGCCGCCCCGCACGTCCCACGCCCCGGCACCCGCCGGGCTGGCCAGAATCGCGGCCATGAGTGCGGAACGGTCGGTCATCACGTCTCTCCTCGAATCCCCTGATTCTACCACCTCACGGCAGGTTGCCCCGCCCGCCCCGATACTCCGGGCATGGGCACGCGGCTCCACTCCCCGACCGTCAACACCGTCCACGCGAAGAGCTTGGACCGTGGCCGCCGCGTCATCAAGTCCATCCTGACCACCCACGACAAAGACCTCGAAGGGGACCGGGTCAACCCGACCGGCGGCGTGTGGCGGGACCGCCCCTTCGTGAACTGGGAACACGGCGTCCTGATCGGGGCGGGCTCGGTGGAGATCGTTTCCCGCAAGGGGATGCTCTACCCGCTCGGGACGTCCGACCTCTTTCAGTCGGCCACCGACATCAAGGGCGTGGACCTGACCCGCTACGACGACCAGTTCCGCCCCGTCGGCCGGTGGAACCCGGACACGGTGCTTGAGGCCGCCGACGACGCGAGGCGGCTGATCGAAGCCGACATCGCCACGGGCGTGAGCATCGAGTTCTTGCCGATCCGGGCCAACCCCAACGGCGGGCTCGTCTCGGCCACGGGGCACCACAAGCCGACGGACTTTCACGAGTGGGAAGGCCTGGGCTGGGCGCACACCGTCCGCCCCATCAACCCCGGCGCCCACACCATCATCATCGACAAGGCCATCCGGATCGCGGAGACGGGCCGCCTGCCCGGGGGCAAGCCGCTCTGCTCCGTGATTCGCAAATCGTTCGACCGCTTCAAAGCAATCCCCCGACCCGCACTTGTTCGCGTGGAGAAGGCAATGGACGAACTGGACGACGCTGACCTCGCGGTGGTCCCGGAGGGGTCGGACCTGGACGGGGACGGGACCGACGACGCCCCGATGAAAGCGACGCCGGCGGCCTTCGCCGCCGTGGTGCAGATGTACAAGGACGCCTCCAAGATGCTCCGCGACATGATCGCGGGCCCGTCGATGGAGCACGTCGAGGGGATCGAGCGGCTGACCCAGGAGGCCGACGCCATCGACGACATGGCCGCGGCCCTGCTCGCCGACGGCCGAACGCTGTTCAAGGGTGGCGGGCTCGAAGCCCCGGACGACACGGCCGCGGACGACGCCGAGATGCCCGTCGACGACGACGGCGAACTCATGGCCAAGGGATTCAAGAAGGGCTTCTTGCCCCGGTTCAAGGCCAGCGAACTCAAGCCGGTCGGGCCGCCCGACGCGGACCCGACCCGCGTGGTCCAGCTCAAGGCCACGCTGGCCCGGCAGGAGCGGGAAATCCGCCGCATCCGCCGGCAACTCCAACCCGCCCGGTAACCACGGGCCTCACGGCTCTTTTCACCCCCTCGGAGGCTCGGGACATGCCCGCCAATCTGACCGACCTGGAAGCGCAGACGAAGAAGAACGAGGCGGAACTGGCCGACCTCCGCCGGTGGAAGCAACAGCAGGAGCGGCTGCCGGTCAACCGCAAGGGCGTACCGGCCGGCGCCCCCTTCGTGACGACCGGCGGGTTCACCGGCTCGCAGCCGTACCGCTTGTACAAGGCCCTCGGGCTCGTCAACGGCAAGCTGCGGCAGGACCAGGCGAAGACCGAGTACGACGTCTCGCAGAAGATCCGCAAGGCGATGCAGGACACCGGGGCCGGGCTCAACGAGTTCGGGGCCGACACGCTGATCGTGCCGTTCAACTCGGAACTGATGCCGGACGTGCTGTGGGAGAACAAGGACTACTGCCAGGCGATGGCCGAAGTCCACGGCGGCGTGCTGCCGGCCGACCCCGAAGAAATGGCGGCGATCCGCAAGAGCATGGCGATTCGCCGCAAGTCGGAAGTGCCCATGTCGGCCTACGCGGACGCCGTGGGCGGCACGCTCGTGGCCCCGCCGGTCATGGGGCCGACGGAAGAACTGATGCGGCCGGTGCCGGGCCTGCAACGGGCCGGCGCCCGGGTGGTCCCGCTCCCGCCGAACGGGCGGTACGTGGCCCCGCGGATCGTCAGCCCGACGACCGGGTACTGGATCAAGGAAAACGCCGCGGTCACGGAATCCGCCCTGGGAACCGGCCAGTGGGGCTTGACGGCGAAGAAGCTCGGGGTTCTGGCCCGGGTGCCGAACGAGTTGTACAAGTTCTCCGCCGGGGCGACGGACGCCTCGCTGCGGCAGGACATGAGCGTGACGATGGAACTCGGGCTCGACTACGCCGGGCTCTACGGGACCGGGGCGGAGGAGCCGACCGGGCTGTCGATGTACACCGGGACGAACGAGGTCCAGTCGTACACCGCGGGCACGGTCGGCGCGGACGGCAACACCCTGCTCCCGCAGGACGGGTACAAGATGGTCGGCCTCGTCGAAGACCGCAACTTCGAGTTCCAGGGGTGGCTGCTCCGCTCGATCTTGTGGAGCAAGTTGATTTCCAGCCGGGCGGACGCGGTGACCCCGGGCGACGCGGCGGGGCCGTTCGTCCAGGACTTGACCCGCAGCATCGGGTTCGGCCCGGGCGACCAGTGGGACGGCTACCGGGTCACCAAGTCGAACGTGATCAAGAACAACATCGCCAAGGGCTCGGCGACCAACCTCACCGAGATCTGGGGCGGGATGTGGAACAAACTCACCATCGGCATGTACGGCGCGATGGAGTTCGCGATGTCCAACCAGGCCGGGACCGCGTTCGTGCAGGACCAAACCTTGGTCCGCGGCATCCTGTTCTGTGACGTGGGTACGCCGTACCCCGGTGCCTTCATCAAGTGCACCAGCCTGATTTGCTACTCGTAACCGGGGGAATGGTTTCATGGCGAACTTTGTCTACGACCTGTCCAGTAACTACGTCGTCACCCCGACGCTGTACGGGACGACGACGGGCGTGTCCACCGACGCGAACGCCCAGGGGTCGTCGGTGGACGTCTCGACGTGCATCGGCGTGGCGATCTCCGCCGTGGCCGTGGTCGGGGCCCGCACCGGGACGAACCCGACGATGGACCTGAAGATGCAGGAGTCCACGGACGGGACGACCTGGACGGACGCGGTCCTGTACGACGGCACGACGGCCGTGTTCTCGCAGTTCACCACGAGCGGGTCGGACACCATCACCTACGCCCCGCTCAAGCGGTACCAGCGGTGTACGGGCACCGTGGCGGGCACCAACCCGGTGTTCCCGACGACGGTGACCGTGATCGCCCCGCTGCACGTCGGGCCGACCGGCTACGGCGGGTTCAACAACACGTCGGCCGCCGGCAACGCCGGGTGAGTCGGGGATGTGTGGTAGCATGGTGGCTGCCACAACTCCCGGGGGAATTATGCGACCGAACGAATGGCCGCCGCTGCCGGACAAGATCGCCGTGCTGGTCAACGCCTTCACCTACGACAAGCGGGTGGGGGCGGCGGTGTTCAGCTACTGCTGCGGGCTCGGCCCGCAGATGGCCAACCACCCGCGGCTCGACCGGCTGGTGATCAGCTACACGCACGGATACCCGACCGACCGGTGCCGGAACGCGGCGTCGGCCCAGGCGAAAAAGGACGGGTTCAACTTCCTTCTGATGCTGGACGACGACCAGGTGCCGGACCTGTTGTTGGGGAAAGACCCGGCCGCGAAGCCGTTTTTCCCGACCGCGTTGGACTTCGCCTTGAGTCAGCCGGGGCCGATCCTGATCGGCGCCCCGTACTGCGGGGGGCCGCCGGCCCAGGACGTGATGGTGATGAAGAACCGGGAGTACTGCCCGGACCAGCCGGGCGGGGCCGGGTACAAGATGGACCGGCACACCCGCGACGAGGCCGCGGTGAAGACCGGGGTCGAGAAGGTGGCGGCGCTGCCGACGGGGTGCCTGCTGGTGGACCTGCGGGTATTGGACGCGCTGCCCCCGCCGTGGTTCAGCTACGAGTACGGGGACGCCCCGTACAACACGTCGCTCGCGTCCACCGAGGACGTGGTGTTCACCAGAAACGCCCACTGGATCGGGGTTCCGCAGTACGTGACGTGGGACTGCTGGGCGGGCCATGACAAGCGGTACGTGACCGGCAAGCCGCGGCTGGCCCCGGTGGATGAGGTTCCGGCGGCGATCTATCAGGCGTGGTCGGCCGGGTGGCGGCCCGCCAACACCCACTAGGAGGCAGGCACATGGCGGACAAGACGGTTCAGAGCAACTCGGGCGGCCAGTTCACGACGGCCGTGGCCGGGGCGGCGTCCGAGACGCTGGTGTACACCGGGGCCGGGCGGGTGAACGCGCTGTCGTTCATCACCGTCGGCACCGTGGCCGTCAGCATCTACGACGGGACACAAAGCACTGGCGGGACGCTGATCTACACGAGCGCGACCAACCCGACGGCCGGCACGACGGTCAAGCTGGACTGGCCCATCGCCACTGGCATCTGTGTGAAGGGCACGAGCACGGCATCGCACGGCGTCGCGGTGGCCTACGGCAAGTCCGGCCCCAACGGCAACGCCTGACCCGTCGCAACCGACGAGTCTCTCGCCCGCCCGCCCGCCCTTACCCGGCGGGCGGCGTCGTTTCCGGGGTTGCCCCGCAGGTTGCCCCCGCCGGCCCGAAAATCCGGGCATGGCACTCCCCGGGCTGGCCTACCTCGACGTGGACGACTTCCGCACCCGGACGGGGGCGCCGTCCACCTACACCGACGCCTTTCTCGAAGGGTTCCTCTACGCCGCGGAAACGGCCGTCGAGTTCTACTTGGGCTACCCGCCGCAACTGACCGAGGACGACGTTTCCGAGTACTTCAACGGCGACGGGACGGCCCTGCTCGTGCTCAACACCCGCTGGCCCGTGACCGAGGTCGTGAGCGTCAAGGAGAACTGGTCGGGCTACTTCCAGTCCGACAACTTCACGGCCGACACGCTGTTGACCGAGGGCGTGGACTACGCGGTAGCGAACGTGGGCAACTCGAAGGCCGCGACGCTGTACCGGATCAAGGGCGTGTGGCCTTACGCCTGGGGGCGGCCGGTCAACCGCCTCGCCCCCCTGATCGGCCCCTGCCTGGGGTGCGTCAAGGTGACGTACAACGGCGGCCTCGACGAGGGGCCGATGGAGTTGGTGAAGGCCGCGGCGTACATGGAGGCGGCGGCCCTGTACGCGAGCCGAGTCACCGGCTCGGGGATTCAGACATCTGCCGGGATGGACGGCTACAACCTGTCGATCAACCCCAACGGCGGGGCTCTCGGCGACATCCGGCCGCGGTTCTTGTCGATGGCCGCACAGATCATGCTTCGCCCCTTGAAGGCCAAGGCGATTTCGAGGTAACCGTGGCCCAGCCGCTGTTCTCCGGACTTTTGCAGCCCAACGCCCTCGTGACGATCCAGCAGGAGCGGAGCGGCGAGGACGCCGTGGGCGGGAACACGGTCAATTACGTGACGCTCGCCGAACACGTGCCCGTCCTGCTGTCGCTGTTCGGCGGCGCCCGGGACGGCCGGTTCGCGTCGCGGTCGAACACGACGACGGCCCGGATCACCGGGGAGAGCCCGTTCCTGGGTCGCCCGGACACCCGGATTTACTTCGAGACGGGCCAACTCGCCGGGGAGTACGCGGAGGCGGTCAACGTGACCGGCCACGCGGAAACGCCGGACGGGTGGATTCCCGCCCGCTACTCCGTCCAAGTCGCGGTGGTGCAAGTATGAGCACGGCGGCCATCGTTACCAAGGCGGTTCAGGACAAGTACGCCGGACTCACGTTCACGGCCCCGCTGCCGCCGCTCCGGGCGGACGAGATGCCGCTCCGGCTCGACGCCGACCCGACCACCGGGCAGATCCCGCCGTACCTCGTCGTCCGGGCCAACGACGGAACGGTGATGGAGTGGCTGTCGGGGCTCGACCGGATCGAGAACGTGCGGATCGTCCTGATGATCTTCGCCCCGACCAAGGCGCAGGCGTCCGACATCGCCGGCGGGGTCCAGTTCAACGGCCAGCCGCCGAACGTGCGGGCCGGGTTCGACGACGCCCTAACGCTCTCGCTCCCGGCCGGCTACCACCTGAACAAGATGGAGCGGCGGACCCCCGGAACCGTGGAACTGGAGCGGTTCCGCAGTACAACGGCCCGGCTGGAGTTCCAGATCGTGCTGTTTTACGACGTCGAGGTTTACTGCACCGGCGACGGGTCGTAGGCCCGCAGGTTGCCCCCACTTCTTCGACAATCCCCTTGAACCAACGCAGGGGGTCGATCCATGCCGGTCAACAGCACGAGCGGGAAGTACGCGACGGTGACGGCGCTCGGCGTGGCCCTCCCGGGCTTGCAGGAATGGTCGGTCAGCGAGACCGGGGACAACCTCGACGCCACCACGGCGGACGGGGCCGGGTTCGGGGACACGGACACCGGCGTGGACGAACTGGAAATCACGCTCCGCGGCCTGGTCAAGCTCGGCTCGACGGTGCTCCCCGGGATCAAGCGGGGGACGATCTTCACCAACCTCTACCTCTACGCCGACCGGACGACCGCGAACCCGGTCTGGGCCGTCGCCCAGGCGATCAGTCTCGGGCCGGTCAACACCGTCCGCATCCGCGGGCAGATCGAGTACAGCGTCACGGTCAAGTCCAAGGGCGTCTACGTCGGCCCGCTCGCCTCCTAACCCCCGGAGCCCCCATGTCCGTTTCCCGCACGACGGCGGTCAGCCTCAACAGCAACGGCACGCAACTGGCGAGCACCACGTACACGAACACGCAGGAAGCGGAGTTGAACTTCAACTTCACGCTCGCCGCGTCCTCGACGAACTACGACCTGCCGGGGGCGGTCATCACGATTGCCGACATCAAGAACCTTTACATGTGCTTCAACACGGCGGTGACGCTCAAGACCAACTCCACGGGCTCGCCCCAGGAGACGCTGGTCTTCACCGCGAACGTCCCGCTCATCTGGGACTCGCAGATGCCGGTGGGGATCGACACGATCTTCGCCGGGAACATCACCAAGTTCTACCTGACC